TGCATGGTATCAGGACTTGCATATTATCTATCACAAAAATATCAACCACAACTAATACAGGCTACAAAACTAGCTTACGAGGATGAGTTTGCAAGAGCATTGGCTGAGGATGGTTCTGCTTCTAGCACACACATAACACCAAAAGCATATTACCCGGGAACATAATGGCAAAGTACGCAACAGGAAAATACGCAAAAGCAATATCAGACAGATCTGGCATGGAGTTTCCATATAAAGAAATGGTAAGAGAATGGAATGGTGCATTTGTGCATGTATCTGAGTTTGAACCAAAGCAACCACAATTAGAACCAAAACCCATGAATGGTGATGCTATATCTTTAAGACATGTAAGACCAGACAGAGTAGAACCCGCTGTTGCAGCGATGTTAGGTAATAATCCTTTTTCTACGATTGCAAGTTCACAAACTGTTACAGTAACAGAACCTAATCATGGAAGATCTACTGGTAATACTGTTAGATTTAGAAACGTTCAAGGTAGTCCTGGAGGGGTAGCTTTTACGACCTACGAAAATGCATCAGGATTTAGTATAACAGTCACAACGACAGATAAATATACATTTACACTAGGAGCAACTCCTAGTATAACAGAGGAAAAGGGAGGACCAACTGTGTCTGCAGGACCAGTTACAATATCGGCATGATTAAATGGATTAAAAACTTTTTTTGTAAATTATTTGGAATAAGACAATGCGCATGTCCAGAAGACATAGATGAGCATGAATTAATGTTATATCCAAAAGAATCAGATACACCTGTGTATGAGAATGAAGAGGCTGTAAAAGCAGAGCATTGTTCTGGTCACAAAAGATTTAGAAAAACATGTCCTCGTTGTCAGGAGATAGTAGCATAATGGCTGGATTAAGTGCATCAGGACTAAAAACACAGATCAGAAGTTACACTGAAACAGATTCTAATGTATTAACAGATGCTGTTTTAGAAAATATAATCTTAAATGCGCAATATAGAATATTTAGAGATGTGCCTATTGATGCAGATAGAAAACAACAATTAGGTAATTTTGTTGCTGGACAAGAGTCAATTAACTGTCCTGCAGGAGCTGTGTTTATAAGAGGTATACAGGTTTATGATACGGCAGGATCAGAAATCACAGGGGCTAACAGATGGCTAGAGAAGAAAGATGTAACATATCTTCAAGAGTATCAAGATGTTACAGGAACGTCAGCAGCACAAGGTCAACCTAAATATTATGCTATGTTTGGTGGTGGCACAGGTGAGGCAGATACCAACTCAGGGAGAATATTCGTGGCTCCTACACCAAATACGACTTACAGATTTAGAGTTCATTTTAATAAAATGCCAGACCTTTTAGAAAACAATGATACTAATTATATCAGTCTTAATTTTCCAAACGGGCTGTTATATTGTTGTCTTTCGGAGGCATACGGCTTTTTAAAAGGCCCGATAGACATGTTGACTTTGTATGAAAATAAATATAAACAAGAGGTACAGAAGTTTGCTAACGAGCAAGTTGGTAGAAGACGAAGAGACGACTACACTGATGGTGCTGTTCGTATACCGGTAAACTCAGCAAACCCGTAGGAGAATAAATTATGGCAATATCATCAGCAATATGTTCAAGTTTCAAACAAGAACTTTTACAAGGTAAACACAGTTTTGAGTCTTCTGGTGGACACACTTTCAAGATTGCTCTTTTTACAAGTTCTGCATCTTTAGGTGCTGCTACGACTGATTACTCAACGTCAAACGAGATATCAAACACATCTGGATCTGCATACTCTGCAGGTGGTGCAACTCTAACTAATACTGGAGTTGGATTAACTAGCACAACTGCGTTCACAGATTTTAGTGACGTAACTTTTTCATCTGCTTCTTTTACTGCAAATGGCGCATTAATATATAATACAACAACAAATGGTGGCTCGTCCACTACTGACGCTGTTTGTGTTATCGCATTTGGTGGCGACAAGACTGCAAGTAACGGAACTTTTAAGATAGAGTTTCCCGCAAACGATTCCTCTTCAGCAATAATCAGATTAGCGTAGGAGGTCGACCATGTCGACGACTTCAGGATGGGGCAGGTTCACCTGGGGCCAGGCTTATTGGAATGAGGACACAACTTTTAAAACAGGTTGGGGTGCCCAAGCTTGGAACGATGGTGAGTGGGGTGAACTTAAAGACGCAACAATATTTCCAACAGGTCTATCAATCACATCTAGCGTTGGTTCGGTTGATGTTCCTGATCAAATAATTACACCAACAAGTTTTGAAATAACATCCTCACAGGGAGAAGCTTTTGTTCCTGTTGTAATAGAAACTAGTTTATCAACTACATCATCACTCGGTTCTGTCTCTGTCGTTGACATGCAGGTTGGATTGACAGGTCAATCCATAACTTCTTCTATTGGTTCTGTGACAGTCAATGATTTGACTATTGGTCTTACAGGACAATCGTTTACCGCAAGTCAAGGAACGGCAAAAGCACCAAACGAAACAGCAATTCTTTCTGGTGTATCAATTACATCAGAACAGGGAACCGCACAGGGTATTTCCTCACAAGAGGCACAACTAACAGGAGTATCTTTTAGCGCCAGTATTGGTAGTGTTACAATACCAAATGATGTGGTTCAGCCATCTGGATTAGAGGCCACATTTGCTCAAGGAACCATAGTTGGATTAGGCGGAGCTGTGGCTCAACCAACAGGTTTGAGCATGACATCCAGTGTTGGATCCTTAACAATAGAAGAAGGTCTGGGATTAACCGGTCAATCGTTTAACGCCAACGTTGGATCCGTATCATTAACTGATATTATTGTTGGATTAGATGGTTTCTCAATGACGTCTAGTGTAGGAGCTGTAGATATCTTTGCATATGGTGATGTTGACACTGGTTCAAATACATCATATAGTAATGTTTCGACAGGTTCGAATGATACATATTCGGATGTTGCAAC